AGTTATCTGACACTCAATAGCACCATCGTTGTCAATCATGACAGCTCCAGCACTAAAGTATGATGTTATTAAATTACTTACTTTTTCTGGTACATAGTTCATTTCTGTACGTACATCAGAACCTGTTGCAAGCCCTACAGATGTAGAGTGGTATGCATGACAGTCTCTAGTTGTACTAGAAATTGATAGTCCAGAATGAGTAAACCATAAGAAACCTAACCATCTCTTAGCTGTCATTCCGCCAGCATAAGGTAAGTCAGCTTCCCCTACATATTCTGCTCTACTAAATTGGTCGATTTGTAGTAAATCAGCCCATCCAGCTGGTGATACAACGAAGTATCTTTGTCCATCGTCTGGTACATCACTCTCACCAAATGCTTCATATACGGTTAGTGCTTTAGCCAAAGTTAAAGCTGCTGAACCATGAACCACGTTGTTTGAGTTAGAACCGGCATCAAGTACATCGATAATTAGTTGATCCATCTTACGTCCTAGAGCAGCCGCAGCAGATTGAGCTAACACTTGTCTCTCATCGATGTTTGTTTTTAGCTCATCTAAGCTATCAACATAATCAGCAGCATAGTAATCTGCCAATGTTACATCTACTGTAGAGTGTGTAACTTCCATTGTGTTGACTTGTCCGTGTCTAGATTTAGTAGACGCAGAACCTTTACCAACCTTTTGGAATCTTGCTTGGTTGCCTGTAACGTTATTTGTATTACGCACTGTATTGCGCAGTTTGGAACCCATCCTTTGATAAGCCATGTGGACTTCAGCTTCAAACTGCTTAATAAACGCATTACTAATTTGCGTAGCCATATTAAGCCTCCAAATTGTTAATTGTTAAACTAACAGTTGTCCTTTTTTAGCTTATCTCGGTTGTCCAAACCGGACCGATATCCCCTAAAATGGGCTGTATATTTTTAGATACACTAGGTATCTTCTTATAAAAATACAATAATTCTACATCTTTGACAATAATATTCTCATTTTTAAAGCTAAAACCTAGCCATTTTAGCCATTTTATGTTGTTTTTATGCTCTTTTGTTATGCAATTGTATACATATTCGTAATCTGATAAGAAATAATCACACCATTTTTTAGTTCTTTTAGAAAAATAATACCAATTTTTATCTAATTCTTCTGAAGATAACATCCAAACTGATCCATATTTTGTATTATTTTTATTAGATACAACGCCAAACATAGCAACAACACTGCCATTATCTAACACAGTATAAGTATTTACATTAGGTCTTTCGAATCTAAAAGGATTTATTAATGCAGTTAATGGATCGTGACCAGATATTGCTATTTCGTATTTGTCTAAATCTCGTAGTTTGAACGCCAACTCAAATGCATGAGCTGGTGTCCCTTTTTCTACATAAAGCATTAAACTTTGCCAGCCGTATTGAGCCTAGCCCATGCCTCATCTACTTTTCTTACATAGTCTGCATCTCTATGTCTTGAGTCATAATAACGTTTATCATTCATCATTTGCTTAACATCAGCAATACTCAACTCTCTTTCTGGTTGTGCAACAGACTCTGATCTTCCCATGCTAGATTTCATAGAATCTTGTATTCTTTCTAATACAGCAATGCCTTGAGCTGATGTACCTAAAGTGCTAACTATGGTTTCAAACTCTTCTGGTGGAAAAAAAGATTGCGCCCATGAATTAACAGCATTTAATCTATCATTTGCATTTTCTCCTAATTTTTCCATTTCTGCATTAATATCAGGTACAGAAGATTGCATAAAATCTACATATTGATTAATACCATCTTCAAATAACTCTTGGTCTAATCCCATTTCATGACATTTGTTACGCCACCAGCCAGTAAGAGGATTATTTTCTACCATTTCTTCGGTTACACCCTCTACTAATTTAGGTAAAGTATATGCTTCTGCTGATTCTGGTAGACTCTCTCTAGCTTCTGCTTCTATTTCAGACATAACTGCTTCTCTCATTTCATCTTTTTTGCCACTAGCAAATCTTTCTAAATGAGCATAGGATTTAGCCATATCTTCTAGATTAATTTCTCCAGTCTCATTATTCCAAAATTTTTCTGGTATAATTTCTGGTCTTTCCATTACCTCGGATGTTTCACGTGAAACCTCTTCTTCTGTTGGTTGTTCTTGTGCTACTTCTTCAGTAGCTGGTGCTTGTTCTTCAGCCATCTTTTTTCTCCTGTATCATATTTTGACTTACGCCTTTGTTAACTCTTCTTTGGATCAATCCAACTAAATAGCGTTGACCCTCTAAATGCCTTAATTGTGAATCAGATATTTCTGGTCCAGCTACTGCTTCAAGTGTTAATGATTTGAGGTGTTTTAAGATTTCGGAACCGCCTGGTGTATTAAACATTTTGTAAAACAAAGTATTTAAGTTCTCCTCATCTTTTGGTTGTCGCTTCATACCATCTAAACCAATCAGCATATCGGGCTTTTTCTCTGCCATATTAACTCCTATTGAGGAGGCGCTTCCTCCTCTTGTTGCATTTGTTGTTGTTGCATCATCTGTTGCATTTGTTGTGCAGCAGCTTGCATTTCTTCCTGAGAACGAATGAGTTCTTCTGGAATACCTAATTTTTTAGCTACATATTTAGCAACCTCATCCTGTTTTATTAGAATATTAGTAAGTTCTGGACCTACTCTGCCTTGTATCATAGCTAAAAATCTGTCAATTGTAGCCACATCTTGTTGATGTTGTGCTTGTGCTAATGGGCTAGAAGATTGTATTTTAATTTCTCTACCATTTATTGTGGGTATTTTAATTCTTCCTTGTTTTTTAAGTATATATACTACTCTTTGTAATACAGGCGCTACCATTTCTGACTGTAATCTGCCAAAAGCAGCACCAATTTGCCTTGATAAATCTGCTTGTCTTTCAGCTACTTCAGTAGCAGACATAGGAGTTTTTTCATTTGGATTGCCTAACATATCATTATATAAGGCTTTTTTGATATTAGTTCTCATATCATTGAGTACTAAATCAGATATATTAAAATTGCCAGATGGAGCTACTGGAGTAAGTCCTTGTGATCCAGCAGCTTTTGGTATAATAGTTCCAGGTATTAGTTGTATATTATCTACATTGATAACTCCATCATCTTCTACCTGATACATACCTGATATAGACATTTGAGCATTTTCTAATATTAATTCTACTACTAAGTTTGCAGTTTTAATTGCTGGTAAAGCTAATTGTAATGGTCCACGACCATAAGTTTCCCCAGCACATTTACTCCATCTATAAATAATATAAGGATTTGAGCCAATTCCTTTAAATGTTTCTTCGTATATTTTCCTTTCAAATTCTTTTGTAATAGCACAAAATCTATATTCTTCTTCTTTTGTGTTGTAATAATTTCTATAAACTACTTCAATAACTTCGCATTCTTTATCAGGATTTTTACCCATTTCAGTCATAATTTTTTCATCAAAAGTACCTTTTGGATAAGCTACTGGCATTTCAGACATTTTAATCATTCTTCTTCTAAAGATGTGATCTATTTTGTCATCATGTCCAGATGTCATGCAAACATGAGGAAGTGGTACAGCTTTAAAATTAACTGGGTTCATTGCATCTCCCTCTTCAACAAGCAAAACACCTGTACCTAATGCACAATCTAAGAAAGATTCATGTACTTCTTGTGAAAAGTTTGAGTTTTGAAGTATTTCAAATACATAATCTGTTACTTCATCTAACATTAAATTGACTTCTTTTTCAGT